TTTCGATAAGACTATCGCCTTCTTGAAATATTACCTCGCCTATACTAGCATAGACTTCTTTGCTCATAAAAAAAATGGCGCCGATACCAAGTACCAGCACCATAATTCTTATCAACAATTTATTCATTAGTCTCTTTGTATAATGTCTATATCGTGATTATCTCCTGAAGTTGTTAGATTTAACATATTATCATTTACTCCAGATTGTGTAATGTCAACATCAGCCGTACTACCTGTGTGGTTGTGTATAAGTGTGTGACCATTTATATCTCCGTTACCATCAATATCAATTAGGTAATTATTTGTATCACCATTAACTGTAAGCGTTAAGATAGCAGAATTGCCATCTATTGTAGCAGCAATAACATTTGAATCAGAACCAGAAGCACCAGTTATATTAACTGTAGCATTATTCGCTGATGAAGTTTCACCTATATCTAAATCAATATCTTGTGAACTACCTGTCCAAGTTATGTTTGCAGTAGCAGTACCACAACTTGAATTACTTCCACCACTATCACAATTAAAGTCAATATTATTCGAGTTACCAGTTATCGCCCAAGTACCTGTGTAGTTTGCACCATTAATATCAAAAGTTATGACATTCGAGTCACCCACTTGTCTGATATCAAAATTTGTTGTTGCACCAATTATACTAGATGAAGTTGTAGAACTACCTATGGTGTTATTTTCACCATCTTGTAGTATATCTAAATCTAGTGTTGCACCTGACTGAGTAATATAAATGTCATTCGCTGAAGCAGCATAAAGCAAACCAAGAATAAAGAATAATCCAAAAAATCCTATTGTTAATAAATTAGATAATAATTGTTTCATTTTTGTTTCCTTTAACCGTTTAATTTAGAAGGTCTTAATTTAGTTTTCCACAAACCTTTAATCTTTCCTTCGTCTAGTATTTGTAATATACAATGCTCTATTGCCGATCTCAATGCATAATTGACTGGTTCATTTACGGCCACGCCAGTCTCTAATTCTAGTGCCTTTGTACCTAAATCTAAAAATCTAAATACATCTCTGCCAGTTTTATAACTTGCAATAGATTTTGTTGACGATACAGCGATCATAACTTCACCTGTATGTACTGATACAATTCTCATAGATACAGTCACCTGATCTACTCTATATTCTTCATGTACACCTATACCGAAGTATCTCGCACCATCGCCACCACTTTCTGTATTCGCATCATAACCTACAATAGCACCTTCAAATAGTAATCCTGCGAATAACATGGGTTTTAATACACCCTTGCCTCTTTCTTCGCCATCATATAACTCGGTTGTTGATCTGATTAGTTGTCTCTCTTTTACGAGATTATCTAAACTTGCTCTTTCAACAACTCTAAACCATGTGCCTTCACCTGTTTCTTTCAATGCTTGTATGACCCAAGTATCTGCACCTTGAGATACAGCCATACTTAATTGTGAGAACTTACCACTAGGTTTTCTTTGACCAGTCTGATCTAAGAATTCATATACAGCAACTGTAATAATCTCTTGATCTAAATGATCGTAATATTTTAGTATTTCACCTGTTGGTGTACCGTATGCCTTAGGTGGTTCCTCTTTATAAGGAAAGTCTGCAGGCACAGTAGCACAACCTGTAAACATTAACAGTAAAATTAGAGCAAAGTATTTCATCAAAATACGAAGTCTCCTACAGGCACAGTCATTGTGGTTATAGCACCTGAGGTGTCAGTTATTGTTAATGTAATATTTCCTGTTGTTGTATCTTTAATCCAATAGATTGTAGATCCTTCAACATCTGCTGTACCACTAGTTGGGCATATAGTTGTTTCAGTATCACAAGTGGTACCGAACATATTATCTACTAACTGTTTCGATAAGTTAGCATATATTCTACTCTCAACATTCTTTATAAATTTATTGATTGTAGTATTATTTTCCTCACGCTTTGCAGCTGAGGCAGCAGATTTAGCATCATCTTTTGCATCTTCTTTTCTTTGAGTTTGTAATTGATCTACACTTAAAACATGAGTGCCATATCCATTCCCACTAAATGCTGGATTGTGAAACCCAAACTCTAATTCTGAAGCGTCAACATATTTGATTGTGTTATCGAATGCCCACCCAAGAATCCATAATAACACAGCACCGAATAACACTACTTTTAATAGTGTTTTCATACTACTATTTATAATTTTTACTTACGGTGTGATTTCTTTTTTTCGAGGTTTTCTTTTAATTCGATTGTCGTTTTGACTTTAGATTTCAACCTAATAATATCATTATCGAGCATACGAATACGATCTATAAGTGCTATTAGTACGGTATTTGCCTCACCTAATTTCACCTTTATTTCTGTAGTGATAAATGTGTATATGAAATAGATAAAATATGCCATCGCAACAGCAGCCAGCATAGGAAATCCATAATCTTGTAATATACCTATAAAATCCATTTTATTTTACTCCCCAAATTTGTAATGCCTTATAATTTTTTTCTGGATCATCTGTAGGCAAAACTATAATCTGATTCATTAAGAAACTTAAATGCACTTGTCTAATTGGTGATCTATATCCATCCATTATAAAATAATCAATTAGATTTACATTCTTTTGACAGTATTCAATAATATCTTTCGGCCTAGTGTCATACAGTACAAAATTACTACAATGGTTATATTTCATTAAAAGTGTAGGTGATTTTACATATATCCAACATAGTTTCATTTAATCACGCCTTGCATCTTTCTTACCATCAGCACGAGCAATTCTTTCTTCATCTGGTGGTACATCTAAAGTATGTGAGATTAATAAATCGAGTTTGATTATATCATTATTAATATTTCTAACTCTATTATCTAATTGTGTAATTATGGCATGCATAGTTTGTACTTGACCTATGACTGAACCTAGAATATATCTAAGAATAATATAAATGAACACCCCCATAGCAAATGAACCTGCTACGGGGAGTCCGAATTCTGCTAGAATAATTAAGAACTGTTCCATTTAGATTTCTTCCCATTGTCTCCTAAGATCATCTTTTAAGTTATTACGCTTAGGTCTCTTTTTATTAGGAATCATCTGTTGGCGTCTACGAGCTGTTTGTAGTAATGCTCTTGCCATAGGGTTATTTCTTAACTTGTTCATAGCACTATTTATGAAAGATTAATCTTTCCATCAACCCACGCTTCTACCAACTTAGTAAGAACAGCAGTGGGTTTCTGTTTGATTTTCTTACAATCAGCATGAAATTTTAGAAAATCATATTCTTTCAGAACTGGCCTTATACCAGCTACAGTTTGAGTTAATCTTACACTTTTTTGTAAATGTCTAGGTTTACTCATCACTATCACCTTCTAGTGCTTCACCAATAACCTGAACCGTATTACTGCCTTTAATTATGTCAGGAAGATATTCATAAAGTTTATCTGATAAACCATTATCATCATTTAAGATGTTTCTTGATATCCACCAACTGGTAATTGTTTTCTTTTTAGAACCAGCAGTTGTAATATCAGATTGTTTCTCTCGACCAGATTTGTTCATCCAATCTTTCCATTTAATCATAATATCATCTTTATCATAACCACTATCTATTTCTTCATTAACAGTTAATAACCAAGCAAGGTCTCTTAAAAGATATGCTGAAACATTATGTTGATGTTTATAAAGTGCCTGTAGCATAAGACTAGCAGTAACCCAATGGTCTTGTTTCCATTTAAATTTATCTGGATTCTTTTGCCAGTTTTCAAAATTACTGTCTACTTCAGCGATACCGCCTAAAGGCACTCCTTTACCTATTATGCCTTCTATATCTAGATTACAATTCTCTAGTAAAGTTTTAATTCTAATGGCTTTTGGTTCTTCATATACAACATCTGCCTTAAAATTTTCCTCTGGAGATATCTTCTCTGGAGTATTTCGTATTTTAAATAATTTTGCCTCCTTTTTAGGTTGTTCAATTAAAGGAGTATTACTAGTATGGTAGGTTATCGAGCAAGGTATTTGTTCTAAACCAGTTAGTGCAGCCATAACCACTCGTCTGAAACCATCCCAGATTACTTTTTCGCCGTTAGTTCTTTGTGCTACATCAACAAAACCAGCAGCATCTTTATCGAAGCCACCTTTATCTTTTAATTTTTTTAGTAGTTTTTTGATCTTCAATCTTCTTTGATATGTCATATCTACTTTTAATTCATTTAAAGGTATTAAATTTTGATTTGAATTATCATATTGAGAAGATACAGCTATGCTGTCAAGTGTTTTCTGTTGAAAATTATGTATCTGACGAATGGTCAGTACAATATCTGCGATTGAGTATGTTTGATTGTGTTTTAGGTTTTGTAGAGCTGTATCTACATCGCCAAAGTTTGTGCTGTTGCATAAACTCTTAGGTCTATTAGTCATATATTATCTCCTATTCTCTAATAGTTAGTTATTATAGCATTCACGAATGCCTTACCCACTTATTTATAAGGTGAGGGCGCCGAAGCGCCCTCGGTATCACAAAAACAGGTGGAGAGAATTTACTCCTCTTCCGCTAATTTGCTGAAGTAGGACAGCGTCTCATCATCATCAACGGAATCGTTTGACGAAGAACCCGCTACTGCTTCTGGTGATACATCTGGCGTTTCTGATATGGAAGGTGGGGTAACCATATCTTCAACTGTGCCAGTACTTCTAGAACCTGTCAACACTTTATCAAGTTTGCTTTTCAGCTCATCATAAGACTTAAAGTTTGACGCCTCTAGAAATGGTTTTAACGGATACTGTTTTGTCCATATGCCTTCAATAGACTCATCATTATCCGCAATAGGTTTAGGTGAATCAAATTCTGACTTATCGTAATTCCAGAATCCGTCTACCTTTCTGATCTTCAATTTAAAGTCTGCACCTTCCCAGAAATCAAATGGGTTGATAGGTTTCTCATCTTCAAATTGAGGTTGCATTTTATCAGTAATCTTATCAAATATCTTTTTACCGAATTTAAATAGTTTTACTTGACCTTCGTTCTCAGGATGTTTAGGGTCTGAAACAATAAGAACATTTGCATAGTAAGATAGTTTTCTTTTTCTCTTACGAGCAATCTCTTTATCTGCTTCAATGCCTGAATTCCAAAGGCGACTGTTTTCTTCACTAACTGGATCTTTTTGATTCATTGTAGTTAAAGAGTTCTCAATATACCAACCACCAGGGCCTTGAAATGCGTGTGACCACATTTTAACCCAAGGTAAATCTTCGTCTTTGACAGCAGGTAAAAATCTAAGAACGGCATAACCATTCCCAGTTTTATCTAGTTCTGGTTTCCAGAACCTGTCATCAACATAAGATTGTTTGGTGTTTGAGGATACACCACTAAGTTCTTTAGTGAGTGCGTCTAGATTTGATCTTGACCTTTTTAAGGCCGCTATACTTGTATTCATTGTATGTATTCTCCGTATGTTTGTATGTATTAATCTTATCCACTTTATTCATCATATAGTAGTATTTATAAGGACTGATTGTCGCCATAAATAGTTTTTCCGCCCTCAGTAACAACAAAATTGTTTGTCAAAGTAGCGTTTTTATCTATCTCATTAAGGTCTCTACAAACCCTAATAATACTTTCTTTGTCATCAGAAGTCAAGATAATTCTTCTGTGCCGTTCACTTTCTAATGTGTACATAATCAACTCTCCCGTTTTTAATTATGATTCTATTATAACACCTTTTTTAGAAAATGTCAAATATTAATCCTATCTAATTCATCAAAGAATTGCATATTACCTCTTAACCAATAATTGGCACCAATCATAAGTCTAGATTCATCAGATTCATTTGGTGTGGTACTATGATGAACCCAACCAGGAAATATAACCACATCACCCGACATAACTGGTATTGACCAATTGGTAGCACTCCATTCATTAAACTGAGTATATTGGAATCCCATTCTGTATTCTCTTTGCCAAGTGCTTTTACCATCTGGTGCTTGTAATATTAAATTACCAGAGTCAGCCCTAGGATAGTAACATACAGAAAATATTGTATGGGCATGATTATGTGCTGGGTGATTAGATCCTTTATGATTTACAGTTAACCAACTTGCTTGTATTTCTAATTCATTTGTACACATCATAATATTATCTCTAAAATAATAAGCGTGTGTACTGATAAGTTCTTTAATCTTTTCTAATTTAAGATTATCTAGAAAGCGACCCCTCTCTACAAATACATTAACAGATTTACTAGCCTCATCTGTATTTTTTATATAATCATCAACATAATCTTTTGCTTCTGGTGTAAAATTGCTGTATGTATAATTTGTATTTACTTTATAAACAGGAACACCCCATAGATTATTAAAAACTGTC